TCACCTTGAGCTTCGCCTGTCATTGTTAAGTCCTCTACTGTCCAAGTCCCGTCAGATATGTTTACATCTCCTAAATCCTCATCTTTATCTAATGTATAGCCACCTGCGTTTACCGTATCCCCCGATACAGTATCCGCTGTAATCTCTAAACTGCCTATTGTGCTTTCAGCATAAATTTTATCTGCTGCAACCTTTTGAGAAGACACAACAGTTGCTGTTATGGGGCTTATATTTCCTCCATCCACTTCCCAATAATTGCCAATATCCCCCACATCAGTTAAATAGCCAGAGTCATTAGTATAGACTGAGATATTTCCTGTGATATTCGTATTATCAAAGGTAGGCGAAGAACCTGAAGTCACATCTTGGTCTATATAAGAGTGGTCTGCACCAGTTGAGGTTATATGGACGTTCGCATCATCCCAATCGTCATCTTTTTGAGTTCCCGCAGCATCACGGATTATCCCATAGTAAATCGTATCACCTGTTATGACACGACCTGTAATCTTATCACCTGAAACTCGTGTAGAAGTTATAGGATAAATTGTGCTATCTGCATCAAAGTCCTGTGTCCATATCTCGGCACTTGCTCCAGCTGTTGCCCCTGCATCGTCTTCCCAACCAAGGGTTGCTAAAGCCAAGTCATATTTAATCACTTGGTTGTCTCCAGGAGACCCTTGAGGTAAAGCATAAGAACCAGTACGAACTGTATCCCCTGACACTGTTTTACCTGTTACCATTCCATCTGCGCCGATGTTATTATCAGAGTGAATATGCCCACCACGAACTGTGTCTACGGAAATAGTATCTGACGTTATTTCCTTAAAAAGAGATGATACCTTAATATATCGAGAAGCAGGGGTTGTGCCATTTTCTACAATATATAAAAGGTCATCTCCTGCCGTAACATCAGTTCCTGTAATTTCGGTCAGTTTCGCTCCTGCATAGGCGTTTGTGGCTAGAAACAAACATACAAGAAAAGCTAAAAGTTTCTTCATATTTACTCCAATATCATTCCGAGGTCATTTTCAAGGTTTATAATTATGCTATTTTCATACGTGAAGTCTATATCTGGTGCTGCGATTACAGTCCAAGTTTCCCAAGCATCTCTTCTCCAAGTATTTGTGTTTATACACGCATACCAATAATTAGTATCATATGCCATTTCCCCTGTAACCCCTGTTGCATTGGGACTCGAAGGAACATTGGGAGATTTTAAAACAATATCGCTTATCTCAAGTTCATCATTTGTATTATCCCAAAATAAGTTTGAGTTATCTTCTGCCAAATCTCCATCTTCAGAAAATATTACAGACCCATCTGTAAAAGCAGTCACTATAACTCTGGATGCTCCTAATTCTTCAAGGGCTGACTCTACCGAAGGCGGACTTGCTACATCTCCAAAGTATCCGGCTGAATCTTCAACCCATATAAGGTAGGCTTGATTTGCAGGAAGGTCTCCAAAATTACCGCCAAACAAATCCTGTGCATAACAAGGGGTAGTTAATAACATAAATAGTAATACATATCTCATTAGTCAAAAGTCTGTATTTCGATTACTACGTTACTTCGTGTAGTTCTAGCCCACACACCCGATGTGGGGGCGAACGTTTCAGCCAATCCCGCCCCAGCGTTAGAAATGAACGCAGTTCCATCAGATACATCATCTGCTATGTCTGGACTAGAAGAAAACGCTATATCAAAAGATTGCGGAACTCTTTGTCCTATAGTAAAACGAGGCTTTATCTTAATCCCTCTTACTGCCTTAGCTTGGGCTTCCGTAAGAATAGCAGTCCAAGCCCCTGATGAAGGGAGGCTTACTGCATAAACTTTGCCTACTTTAGGGACGTAATTGAATGACATTTATTGTTTACTTTTCTCTATTTTAAGGTATAATATATACATGGGAGCAATCACAATCTTCATAGTTTGTTTCATTTTAGTATTGCTATCTAATTATAGAAATTGATAGCTATTGGACACCTTCAAACCCTCCAAATTCCCCACCTCTGTCACCAAGAATAGGGTCAACTAAGAACTTCCTCGCTGCAGCAAATCTACCTACTGTTCCCAGTGTTCCAAGAAATCCTCTTTTAATTCCCTGAGCAATATTAAATCCTTCAATATCTCGAATAATGTCAGTTACACGAGGAGATAATTCCGCTAATCTTTTAAAAAACTCTCTTATTCCAGGCTCACCTTTTGAAGTAAACAAATTCTGCAGTTTATTTGCTATAGGATTTCCTCTTGGATTCTTTACTATTGGGTCTACTTCTGCCTTTATCTTTTCTATATTAGAATATTTATCCATTATAGGTGCAACTCGTGGGTCAACTTCCCTTAAAATTGTCGCCAATTCATTACGGGCTGTTCGTATCACCTGCTTTTCTATTTTGCCAGCATCAATATAGTCTTTTCTTGTCAAGAAATCATCCAAGAACCGCCTCAATCTCCAAATATTTCTTGCTTTTGGGTCTAACGTACCATCAGGCAAAAAGCGTACTTTAAATATTCTTTGATTAGCAACTGTTTTTAATTTTCTTATAACTCTCGTAGGTAAAGCTTCGAGGGCTTTACTTGTTCGTGCAATATTCACAGCCTTATCTCCTGCAGGACTATCCCACAAATCTCCAATAGCTCTACCAGCTTGCTTCTCTAAATCATCAGATATATTACCTATTTCTTTTGAACGACTTAAAACATAATCAGGATTTTTAAAGAACTTTATCTTGCCAAGACGTTTTCCTATATCAATCATATTACCGCCCAAAGCAGTATTGCGTAAAGCAGCCTGACTAATGCCAAATACTGTTGCCTCAGTCACACCTGCTCCAAATTCCTGAAAATGTCCTACAGGCATACGTTCTGCCGCAAACTGCTGAAGTCTTCCAGGAAATGTCGTAGGCGTCATAGCTCTTTGTCTTTCTTGAACACGAGATATTATTTCTTTTCCCTTCTCAGTTTCAGCAAGTTTTCTTGCACCAAATCCTATTGCACTTGCAACTGGGGCTTTTATGGCAAGAGTGGCTCTTAGAGATTCCTCAGGCTTTTCTATTATTCTCTGACTAGCAGAACCAGCAAACCCAGGAATTAGTGCACTTTTGACTGCTGTCTCAAAACCTATCCGTGCTGGGTCAAGTCTGCCAAATCTCGGTTCATCTAGTTCAAATCCCTCTGGTAGACTTATATCTCCGTCTAATACAAAGCCCTCTGGCAATTCTACTGATTTAACATTTGCCATTTACCACCTCTATATATCATTTTTTCTCCAGTGTTAGGATTAGTCGCAGTTTGCCCTTCTCTTATTGCTGGCTTTTGTACTTTACGACTTTCTATTCTTTTACTAATCGGTTCAACAACACTAGCGGACAATTTATCTACAGACGCTTCTTCTTCAGGAGACAATTCAACTCTATCTGCTAATCTTGCTACTTTTGCCACCCAATTAGCTAATCTAGGTGACATTCTGCCTTGTTCATCAACTAAATTGTTAATATCCTCTGCAGTAAATTCTCTACTAAACTGCATTTTATTTTCTTCAGCTGCTCTCGCAAATCTATAGAATGTCCTAACAGTTTCTGTGAGTTGTCTTATAGCAGTTCTTGCCGCAGTATTCTTATCAGGAACAGTCTGACCTAACGCTGCCAAAACAGAACGTATTAACCTAACAGAACCTTCAGGCTTTTCTGTCTGCTGTGTTAGCATAGGCATCATTTTAAGTAAGAATTCATTCCGCTTACCTGGAACCGCCCCGCTTGCAGGGAATTTACCGCCTATTTCCGCCCCTCCTAAAAACTTAGGCAAATCGCCAATTCTCTCTGCTCTTCTGCTAATAAAAGCCTGGAAAGCACCACCTGCACCGCCTTCCTCCATCGCATCAGCTAATACTTGTGCAAAATCACGCCCAACTCCAGTTATTAATTCAAGGTTTGATATTGATGCTCTTGAGCCTGCTGCTACTTTTTGCTTTCTTTGTGCAATTTGACCAGCTTCTGCTTTTCTCATCGCAGCACCTTTTCTTTCAAATTGCGTAGGTTGTATACCTCCAAACGCTGTTCGTTCAAATTTCGTAGGTTCAAGTTCTATATCTCTCCCCATTCCTCTAAAGTTCAAACCTTGCCCTCTTGTGACAGGTTCTGCTGATTGTCCAGGGGCTGCAGTAGGAACTTCTGGTATTTCTAACTCTGCTCCAGCTTCTGCAGTTCCAAAAATACCACGAGGGTCTATACCCGCATCCATTAATGCCTTACTTGCCGTAGCTACATCTACAAGTTTATCCATTGGACTTGCAAATTCTTGCTTTATTTTAGCTTCCTCTCTTGCTAATTTAATCTTATCCTGAAATTCCTGCTCTTTAGATTTACGCCTCTGTTCTGCTATAGCCATAGCAGCAAATAAATTACCTATAGTATCCCCTATATTCTTCGCCATAGAGCCTCCTTATAGATTCTTTAGAAAATCAAATATGTTTTGCCCTGTGGAAACTCTTTTAGTTTTTCCTGTCGTTTCTGTACCATCAAACAAATCAGCTAGTGTTGCTATATCAAGACCTCCGCCTGTTTTAGCAGGTTTTCTTGCACCTGTTATATGACTGATATCCTGAACATTAGGTTCAAATAAATCTCCTATCCCACCGCCAATTTCACTACCAACTGCTCCACCTATAGGGCCTCCAAATATACTCCCTAAAATACCACCACCTGTTTTACCTATAGTAGAAAATAAATTAGCAGCAGCAGACCTTTTCTGAAAATCACGAATGGCATTCTGTAGAGCAGTCTGAAAATCAGCCTCTGTTTGTAAATTAGATTGACTTATGTCAGTTTCTACAAAAGGAGATACAGCTTGTAATGGGTCTATGCCTAACATCTGAAGTATACCCGATTCCCTACCTCTTAAAGCAAGCTCAGACCTTCTTTGACCTAAATTAGATAAAAACTTCCCAATATTAAATATGGTAGGACTTATGGCTTTGGAAAATAGTTCCGGAAATGACGCTTCCATTCCTGATAATGATGCCCTATGACCTGATGTTCGACTTGCTTTTTCCAATGCATCCTCAAAGAATGTTCCAGATATGCCTTCCTCAAAAGAAGTAGGACCGAATTGTTCAAAAAACTCCATGCCGGGCTCAAGGTCTCCTGCCTGGATTCTTCTTAAAGCTTCCTCTCTTGAACCCATAGCAAGAGGAAATTCACCTCTGCCAAAACTTAAAGCATCTCTAAATATCTGGTCTGCTGTTTTAAAACGCCTCTGCGGAAAATCACCAAATGATATATTGCCACCGAACAATCCCATAATTCCTCCTATGGTTCTAAAGCTGATACTCTTTGTTCGAGTTCGGTCAGTCTTTCTTCTATTGTTTTTGGTTTAATAAAGTCTTTTTTATAATCTTTAATTATTTGCTTAAGTTCCTGTTTTGTGGGCTTAGGCACACCCTGTACTTCCCATGAAGTAATTTTATATGATTTACCGATTGACCGAGTGCCAACTTCAGCTCCTTCTAGTTTCCCTTGTTTTTCCAGCCACCACGATAAAGCTAAGGCACATGGTTCATTAGAAACATCCGCGTATACTGATACTGATATTAGTAAAATCGCTATTACTAAAAATACTTTCATATATTCCTCCTTTAGATTGGTATAATAGAGGCAAATCTATCAAGGTATCACCTCCGTAATAGTTATGCTTGAAGCTAAAACTCCTCCATAAAGCCTACCACCAGCGGCACCATTAAACGTTATAGTATCAGTAGATGCACTACCTGACCTTACTTTAAAAGTGGTAGAACTTGTTGTGCCAGCTACCATATAATGAGAAAATGATATATCCATTGTTACAGCATTTGTATTGTCAGACCTTCTAGCACAAGCTAAAGCATCTGCTGTAGTATCTTGAAATAGTGCAACAGCAATCCCGTTATTAGCGCCGCTTGACCCATTCCAAACAACATCAATCTTTAACATATTAGAAGCATCTGTTGGAGTAATAGCCAATGTTATATTTTCATGTCCCTCAGTGTTTTGCGGTATAGTGTCATCATTTGGTATTTGAGAATTAGCATTAGATTGGACTTCTCCATCCTGAGTATTCACTACCTGAACTACAGTAGAACTTGCCTCTTGCCACGCTGGGTCTGATGTCGCCCCTTGAGCAGTCAAAACTTGACCTATAGTCCCGGAGCCTAAGCGTGACCATGCGGAACCGTCATAATAAATAACATCACCTTGCGTAGGAGAGCCTGATACTGTAATAGTTTGCTGGAAAGCAGAACCTGTATCAAAGTTTATAGTATCGTTTGTGGTTAAGAATATAACGCGCCCCTCAGTACCTGCAGCAGGCAAAGCTCCTAAGACTTCAAAGAATCTATAACCGCCAGACGTATCTGCATTATCATTATCAAGTCCACCATTTACAACAGTTACAATGTTGTCAAAATTGCCATTGAGATTGGTAGAATTGACCTCAGAATTTGTCGCATACGTAGTATGTCTATTTACTGTCCCTGCATATGCTGAAGTCGTTAATAATAAGCACAATATAACTAATATAGCTTTTTTCATCATTCTCTCCTCCAAGTTTTCATTTTCGCCAATAGTGTGAATGAATGCAGGTTGCAAGTTTCACTTACTACATTCTGTTCAAATCTCACCTTTATCTTTTTAAATTCTCCATATCTCTGTAATTGGAAAGTCTTTCTGGCTACTCCACTGGCACCTAAAGTAAAAGGTAAATTCACCGGTAACGTAGGAGCGTCACTTGAAACTTCTATCGTCCCTACATTCTGAAATCCTCCGTTATCTATTTCGATATAAACTGTAACATCAAATGCCCCGTCTGTTCCAAATTCCACGTCCAAAGAGTCCAATTGTTTAAAATTCTCCGCATTTTCAAAATCTACGTTCTTAGAAGTATACTGCCAAGCAATTCCCACCGTAGGCTCTGAGGCAGATGTGACTATAGGACCTGAAGCCATGTCTCCCGTAGTCCCGGTAAAACACTGAACAGCTCTCCCATCCAACGCATCTATATAATAAAGGTTATTACTTATTTTAATCCATGCAGCAGGATACCATCCGTCTATTACATACCAAGATTCTGTTATAGCATCAAATACCAAAACTGTATTGTTTACCGTAGAAACCCCGGTAGGTATGGCAAGAATGTATTTATTATCATAAAGAATAGCGCAAGACTTCTCAATTACTGTGGTGTTTATAGTCGTATCACCAGACCCATCAAAGTAATCCTGAACTGGAGTTGAGACCATATTGAGAAGAAGCTTGTCAAATTCAGACCTAACTAAACTCCTTACCGCTATCGGGTCAGAGGATAAGAACCAATGGTCATTGCCTATATTTACAACGCTTCTCGGAGCTATGCACCCCACAGACTGAGTAACAGCCTGCAGAGACCAATTAGTCAAAGGCGTAGCTCCCGTTATATCTAATATCCAAATGCTTCTTTCTTTATAAACTATGAGCTCATTAAGCTTGAAAGGCTCAAGTCTTGTAATCTTCTGCCCATCTCCTGTATTTACTCTAAAGAGGTCAGTTGACGTATAAGTAGCAGGGTCTAGATTGTTAGAAAATCGTACAGTATCTACCGCAGCAGGGTCACCCGCCAAAAAGAGATAATTCCTAAGCCATGCGCCGGTCGTTGCCACAGGAGCAGAAGCCGTGTCGCTTGAACCCGGGTCCCATACTGAACCTGAGTAATTTGCTGTGCTATCAGAGCCATTTAAAATGAATAAAAGATTATTTGCCTGAATAAATTCTGTATCTTTTCCCGTAGTTAAGTTATTCTCCGGGTTTACTCTAAGCCAACTTGCAGGCGAAAGAACCGACCTTAGTATTTGCTCTCCAGAAGCAACCATTAGGTATGATGTGTTCACATCCGGGTAAAAAGCACCAAGACCCGTAAATGCAGTATTTGATATGTCAGTAGCAAAAAGAGCCTGACCTTTACGTTTAAAAAGCTGACCCTTTTTATTCAAGACTACATTTTTAACCAAAGTACCTTGAGAAGCATCAATAACATCTGATAAATCAAATGAACTCTGACCCCCGTGAAAGAGGTCTACTCTCACTTTAAGAAGCCCTTTATCACCTTGCTCTACCTGAGCAAAGGCACAAGTCGATATGAGTAATGCAATTATTAATGTCTGAAGTTTTTTAACCATGTGTTTATTATTTTATGTTGGTACGCAGTTCCCATTTTTCCGCCTTGATTACTTAATATAGCAGCAAGAGCGTTTTCTGCCTGTTTCAAAAAGCTCCCTGCTCTTGCGCCTTCTTTATCCTGTTCTAAGGCAGCAGCAGCCGAACTAAACACTAAAAACTTGTCGCACTCTACAAAAGGATAATCATTATCGTCTATAAGAGGTCTTACGATTTCTTTAAAAAGAAGCCTCATGGAATTGACAGAGTCGGGTATTAGACCTAACTTTAGAACTTTATGACGGGCAATTCTCTCTATAGGAGCCAATGTTTCTAAGGTAGCATCAGAAGAATTTGTTATTGTAATATAACCTGTAGTGTTAGCGGATTTGCTTACATGAGTAATTTTATAAAATGTCTTAGTTCCTGCAACTGCTGTAGTAGGGCTTGAAGTTGAAATGTCTATATCCTCAAATTCCTCTATCAAATGGGCAGAGTCAATATACCCTCTGATTCTTACAGTTATCCCCGTGTTATCACTACCAGAGGAGCTTTTAACCTTTACAGTGTCTCCCGATGTGGATATCGCAACTCTAGTTCCCGTTTTACCGTATATCCTGTATTTTTCAGGGTCACCGGATTCAGCATCTGCAATATTAGAGACATTATTATCAAAATATTCAAGTTCCGTTTCGGGTTCTATTTCCTTCTTATCCGTTAAATCATACAGTCTAAAAGGCTTGTCAAACCTGTTCGGAAGAGGGTAATCTTCTTGGTCTGCTACAGTATCAAAGTTATGTATCCCTTCAAGTTCATTCCAAAAGTCATAAAGCTCTGAAAGTCTCTGGTGCTCAAATCGCATCCAAACTTTGATGTAAGCTTTATAAGAAGTGTCGCCTGACCTTTGAGCTAGTACTGCAGCATCATCTACAAGTTCCGTATATGTTCTCATTAAAAACTCCTTCTTGCAGGGCTTAAAAAGAAACCATTCACCCTCAATACGACAAAGCTTTTAGTTTCTTCTATTACCGTATAATCTACAATTGCTTTTATCTTCTGCCCTATTTTCTTGTTCCCGAGACCCGTATGCATATTCTCAGGAATATCCACGGTAGGTTTAAAATCTTCCATCAATATAGGAATAGGCATTAAGACCTCGTGTTTTTCTTTCTTATAAGCTCCGATGTTTCTATTCTAATGGTTTTAACAAGTAAGTCCGTTCCGTCAGGCTGAACCTCTATTCTCTCAGAATCTATAAAACCGACAATCTCCATTTGACCGGACTCTCCCGTATGCAAATCCTGCTTAACGGAAAAAGACTTATCAAGTATAATCCTCGGCTTTCTCTGGATTATTAGAGACCTTGCTTCTTCCATTATTGCCTATATTCAAATCCAAATAATGTAACCGCAATTGACGAACCGGTATCACTTGTAACTGTAAACCCTTCGTCAGATTTGGTAACATAAACAGGATATCCTCCTGCATGAAGAACAATCGGGTCTGAAGCTAATAGACTCGCCTTTGCTATGGCAGACGGATTCAATAAAGCAGGGTTGCTTGCGCTTATCTCTATTTCTACGTTATCAGATGCGCTGATTGTAGCTGACATTAAAAAATATGAATTACCGGTCGAAGGAAAGAAACTTGCCCCTGAGGCAGTGTCGTCTATTGTACCTATAGCCTCAATAACAACCGGGCTTGCTTCTCTATGTCTTACCGGTGAGTCAGCATAACAAATGCTTGTCAATAAAACCAAACTTAGAACAACTAGAATTCCTTTTCCCATGTTACCTCCTTATGGAATCTTCTCTTTCTTCATCAGTAAGTTTATCAAAATTAGATTTATGGACATTACGTCCCCTTTGGACAAACATGTCCCTATCTCTCTCGAAATGCTCAGAACCATCTATGTCATCTAGGATTTTCTTTCCGCGCAATATATGCCTACTAGGTATTATATTTCTTCCTTTTTTACCCATTCTCTATATTCCTTTTCTGTTTTTGTTCGTTTCGAATGATTACATTTTTTGCAAGCTACAGCTAAATTATTATATTCATTCGTTCCCCCACGGCTCAAAGGTATTTTATGCTCTAAATGGTCTTTACCAAACAGTATAGATATTTCACAAAGATAGCAAGTTAGCGTTCCATATTTTTTTATATTATCTTCATAAACCAATTGAATACGTTCAATTGGTAATTCACCACCGCCCTTCTCCAATGCTTTTCGTCTTTGTCTATATTTCTTTGTATCTTTGGATATGCCACCTTTCCATAAATAACTATTTTTACCACTATTAGCTAAACCTATCTTTCTCTTTGTTTCCTGTGTGTGCTTTTTACCGACTCCCAATTTATGCCCTTTTCTAAATGCGGTTTTAGGTACCTGCCCTGGTTGACATCTAAAACATTGACAATTTACATTATGTGCATATAAAGCTTGTCCTTTTGCAAAACCATATCCTTGATATATGCCTTTTTGAAACTTCACAGCTACATCATTGCGCCCACCAACTATAAATCTACCGTTGCTATCCCTTTCAACCATTTCTACCCCTAGCCATTTAACGCTCCTTTATACAATCCATAAAACACGCATAATAACATCCCCGAAACTGCGATATGAGATAAAAAATTTCCCTGTGCATTTAAAATATAAGCCACTATACAAGCAAAGTAAGTAACCACTTCTTTTGTCTTATCTGACCTGATAAAATCAATAATAAATCCGCCCACTACGCATCCTAACGCTAAAATACCAAGTATACCTAATTCAAATAACACCTCTACGGTATCATTATGAGCATGCATGTATTTCTCGTTTACATAGTTAAAATTCTCTTGTTCGGGGACTAGATGGAAATATGTATTAAAATGCCCAAATCCATATCCTATCCACCTGTTTCCCTTTATCTCTTTAGATACCCCCCTTGACTGTACGTTTAAAGATTCATTCCACGTAGACATTATTGAATGTTTCCACACATCATATCTTGCTAAAAGGTCAGCTGATTTAATTTTGTCTACTTTTCCAAAAAATACGCCACCGGCAATTAAACATAAAACTATAGCATATTCAAACCATCTGCGGTTTCTATAAAATAAATATATAAGACCTGCCACAATACCGGCTACAAAAGCAAAAGACGACTTAGATATGCCTATACCAGTTAAAGACAAAACAGCCAATGGCGGAAATACGTTTAACGCTACAGGCAGGGTCGTGGCATAAAATGTACCAAGCTGGTCAGCAGAACCGGAAAACCCAACCATCTCATCCTTACCGGGTCTTTGACTGGAAGTAAATATAAAGTCTTTGTTTAAGCCCTGTATCAAAACCCAACTAGACTGGATTAAAATAAGAGCAACTACAGTCCAAATTATTAACCTACAATTCTTAAGCTTACTAATACCATAAGAAACTAGACATGCCAAATCCAAAGTAATAACCATCATTATTGCTCTAGGATACATCTTAGCTACGAAGAATGTGGATAAAAGGCATACTCCTGTGAATATTGAAAGCCATTTGTTAAAATCCCATAAAATTAAAGAACACCCTGCTAAAAGACAAAAAAGCCACGTGGCATACTGTGGATACCATATGGCTTGCCCTTTTAAAGGAATCACAGCCCCTAGGAGAACTGCGAATATTGTTATTACTATAAATATCGTATACTTCATGTTAAGGGAAGGAGGCGGAGTAGGAAGCCGCCCCCTTTTGATTACGGTTCTTTTAGTGTTGTTTTCCTACTTTCGGACCACTTGCATCCTGCCAGTAAGTAGTCGGGGGAGAAGCAGTCTCCAAACCGTCACCTACCGCTAGAGCATCCGGCGAAGCAATTCTAAGCGACCCGTCACTTCCGACCCAAAGATAAAATACCTCAGTGGTATAATCATCCGCGTCAGCTGCCGGAGCGCCACCTTCATCCGTAGATGCGCTAGTTCTGTGAAGCATTATGTATCCAGGAGCCGCCCCCGGTCCGCCAAGACAAGCAATATTAGAGAAGTTTGTCTGTCCTTCCCGCTGCTGAATCGGCGGTGAGGTGGTTCTGGACTGTGCATATACAGGAACCGCAAATAATGAAGCGATTAACATTATCGCAATCAGCTTCTTTATCATGTTTACCTCCTGTTATGCGCCACTTGACCCGTAAGTTCCCATCCAGTGTGAATACCCAACTGAGAATCTCATTCTCGCAAGATGCTTAAGGTTAGTGGAATCAAAATCAGTCCCACGCCTTAATGCGCCAAGCTGGACTCTCCAGAAGAACTTAAGCATATGATTGGCTTTTTCAGCTAACAGTGCCCAAGCATCTGCATCAGTCAGATAATGCCATACAAAATACTGCAAATCCTTCTTTTGTAAAGCATTTACTTCGTTGTTTGCAACGTAAGGTTTATACTCCGAACCGATAAGCTCCTCCGCCACATTCCAGTTATCCACTGCAATTATGAGAAGAACAGCCTTTGTCGGACGTTTTAAACCTCTCTCATCCGTAAACTTTTCAATAGCAGTCAAGCCAGCCGTTAAACTTGCCACCGAAAGGTCGGCATCAGTTGTCGGTTTATTGGCTTGAGTTGTATTGTCTAAATTCGGATGAGATGCTGAAAACAACGGCACTCCGTCAAATCCGTTGGTAGTAAAACCGTTGTTGATAACATTCGCTGCCGCAACTTCAACAGTTTCAATACCGCTGCGATTGAGTGCTTGCGGAAGTTTATTGAATGTCTCAGGTGTTCTGAGATTGTCTTCAATAGCTTCTTCGGTAATCTCGTAACCTAAAGCATAGGTTGTATGCGTATAGGTTTTCCTGATACCCGGCTTGATTACGTCATATGTCGCAGCTGACCCTTCAGTCTTGGCTGGCATTGCCGCAAAGCCAGATTCGTAGGAATCAATTTCGGATTGTTTGTCCGAAGGCCCTACGTTGAAAATCTTCCGATACTCCTCGCCCCAGCTTGTAAGTCCATCTTGGTACATGGAATTCAAGTTGGCGTCAAGAGCATCAACAATTGTACTTCTAGATATTGGCATTGTTTACTCCTTTATACACCAGCAGTTCCATCGAACCAATAACTTAGCTGTGGCACAACCAGTAAATCGACATGTTCTGCCCAAGTATTTGAAGGCTCCTCGACTTTACCGATTATTTTAAACTGACCGTCAGTTGTCACAGTACTATTCGCTTCCATCTTGCTTACCGCAGTTGTCGTATCCCCTGCTGTAGCAACGATATCAACACCGTTGAATATATCAGTCGCAGCTAATGCGGTTCCTGAGCTTGCCTGTACTTTGAATACAGAGTCAGGAAGCATTAAAGCAACGTCAGCATATCCAGCGGTTGACGAGGGCAGATACTTGCTTGTTACGGCTGCACCGGGACTTCCTATCGGAATTCCATCAGTGTCATACAGCGCAACAACAGCACCTAATGCCGAATCGTCTTCCCCGGCGTCTGCAACCTCAAGACCTCCGTCTGCTTCCGCGCCAACCATATCGCCTACGAACATGTTCGTATCGTTACTTGCGTCAACCGGAAATTGCCAGACAGGAATCTTGGAGCCATCTAAACGCGCCACGGGAATAAAACCAAACGGGCTGTCTATATTTGGCATTGTTTACTCCTTTTACATTCCCAAATCTTTCTGAGTCTGGATTCCTTTCATAGTCTCATGTATATCTTTGCCTGTCTTGGAATCTCCAGACTTAATCATTCTTTCCACAGCTTCCAATGGCTCATTTGCCTGTTTCTTCTTATGCGATGCTTTTTCATCGAAAAGTTTCTTAGGCATAAAAGCCAATACCGTGTCCCCTCTTCTCAACATGCCATCCGGAGAGATTTCCCTCTCTTTAATGCCAAGTTTAAGAAGATGTTCACGTGTTACGATTTGCCACCCACCTTTTTGAAAGAGAAGGTTACCTGTCTTTATAGACAGATTCTTATGTTCATCTCTTAAAAACCGATAAGCGTAATTCGGGTCTTTTTTGGATAAGTAGAATGGGTCTACCTTTCCATAATAATCCCGTATGACTTCGACTTTGTAGTCGTCTTTCGCCTCGTTTTTTACAGATACGGGCGTATCAACTGTTGGAACTTGTTTTAAGTTAGCCATTACGTCCTCCTTGATTTCTTAGCTTCCAGGGCTTTTACGTAAGCCTCATTTGCTGTATAATTCCTCCCTGTTTTAGGATTAACAGCACGTATATACATTCTTTCCGCTGCCGTCTTCTCGTCCTCAGACAGCGTAAGTTCTTTTTCTTTGGGAGTTCTGGGCGGCGCACCGGAAGAATCAAGATTTAAATCATCCGTTCTATCTATATTCTTGTCCGTAATCCTAAGTATCTGCTTTGCCCTTTTCAAAGCCAAACTCAGTCCTTTAGGATTCGATGCGTAGCCTTCCTTATAAATCTCTGTTGTGGTCTTATATAATTGGTCTTCCGGATTATGGCTAGGATGCGTTTTGCTGAATTCCGGGTATTCTTTAAGGACAGATTCAGCATCCTTAACTCTTGTTTCGTTTTCAGATTCCTTTTTAGTTTCTTTGCCAAGCTCCTGTTTCAGCTCCAACTTCACTTCTTCTTTATCACGCTTCCGTTGATACTGAAATGCGTCTTGGTCAGTAATTTTGCCTGACTTTATTTGAGCCAAAAGAGCTTCATCCGTGTAATACTTCTTTCCGCCTATCTCTATCGTATCATTAACCTTATCCACTAAAGGCTCAGGAGCAGGTTTGGATTCTAATGCCGCTAAACGCGCTTTAGTCTCTTGCAATTCTTTTTCCGCTCTCTCCCTAGCTTCGCGTTCTGTCTCCGTCTCCCATTTCATCTTATCAATCTTTTTCTGCATCCTTTTTCCGTAACGCTCTTTAAGCTCGCCAAGCTCTTTATTCTCTTCTTCAGTCCTATCCTCTTTAGTATTCAGTTCCTTAAAGCGAACATCATCCTGTTCTTCATCCGTAACCTTTTTTGGGTTTTGCGTATTTTCTGTCATTGTTATCTCCTTATTTCTCCATTAACACTAATTCGCCATTAGCAACCATCTTCTTTTCTTCCGGTGTAGTTGCTTTTATCTCCTTATAACCTTCAGCTTTTCTTTCATCTACATTAGACTGCTTAACAAATCGCCTTACTTTAGAAGCCTTGGATTTAGGTATCCATGCTGGCTTCTTCGCCTGTTTCTTTATCTTTTTAGGCATAAATCCTCCTTAACCAAGCAAAAGCGTAGCCTTGGCTACAGCTATTATAGAATCCCCTGCTTGGCATATTGTTGTCATAGCTTCATGCAATGCTACCATCCCAACATCTACCAGATAATCACAAATTACATTTAATACTGGCATCTAGCGCCTCCTTAATTAGTCTTTACTTTTTCTCTCTTTATAGAACCAAGCATACCTTCTGAGCGTATACCCATTTCCCTATTAAGAGACTTTATCGGAGAACCTTTCTCCGTTCTTATCTTGGAAGGTATCAACTTATTTACCTTGCCGAAATTTCCTTTCTTGGTCATTATTATATTTTTTGGCATTTTACCTCCTTTCTATGCTAATAAACTATGCGGAGCACCTTCAACTGTTTTAGGTGCTTCGCTAAATAATGGTAAGCCTTTTTTAATCTTTTCTTTTATCTCTGGTGTGAGTTTAAGAGTAGGTTGAGTCTTGCCAAAAAGCATCTTTCTCCACTCGTTTATTGCCTTTACATCTTCAGGACTAACGCCATCCCCCCACCTACTTTCCCAATCATTATATTCAGCCAATGACCTTCTTGCTTCTCCCGTAGAATCAAATCCAAAATAGTCGTACTTTTTAATAATGTTTTGAATTTTTTCAGTTGCTCTGATTTTTCCTTTAGGAACTACTAAATTAAATGTACTCGCCTTCCCTTTCGTCACCTTCTCCATCGCCTTTGGTATCATGCGGTCGTAGAGGTTCTTTGCCCATTCGCCGCCGACCTTTAAATCTAAGCCAGTATACTCTACTTGAGCTTCTGATTGCTTTCGTATTGTGTCTGCCAAATCTTTACCAACCCACTTTTCTAACTCTGTTTCAGTAACTGGCTGATTGATAACTTCTTGTCCTTCATGAGATACTACATATAAACCAACTTGACCCTTTTTTGCTCCATACATACCACCTTTTGAAGCTACCACCTTCGCTATTCTCTTACTCAAATCATACCTGTCAGCCTGTTGCTCTCCTGTAGTCCAAGCTATAGCGTCGTAGCCTTCTCTGACTGCTACTTCGAGGGCTTTCTTGGTTGCTAGTTCGTGCCAGTTTTTGAGGAGGGGGTGGGAGGGTTTATCAGTTTTAGAAAGCATTTCTCTTGCTTTCTCCATACTAATATTTTCTGTATATGCAAAAGAAGCAACATCTTGTTCACTTGGTTTTGTAGCTTTCTTAATTTCCCTCGCCCAATCACTCTGTGCTTCTTCTATAAAAAGGACTTTCTTGCCATCTACTGTGCGGTCGTTTAGGCGGAGGTGGAAGAGGATGTTGGGTTCGTCGAAGTGGGAGGATTTGAAAGTTGGAGTTCTTTCTATGCTCTCTAATCCTTTATTTATACGATTAAACTCATTAAGTTCGCTCTGTGTCATTTTCCCTTCATCTGCTATATCAAATGGATTTGCTATATTACCCCATTTTGCTCTTATTCGTTCTACAAAATCATCATATTCTTTTCTTAATCTACCCTCTTGTTCTGCATGAGGAACTGACGCCTTCACCACCAATTCTCTATAATTCTCACCGCCTGGGAGTTGGTATTGGGAGAATTTGGTTTCGCCTTCTCCAGTTCTGCCTGCTCGTCTTGCATCAATCTCATAGTCAACATCAATTTTTTCTTGTTCTGTTAATTGACCATAAGGTTTATTGTGCATATATTGAGCAATATCATCTTGGGTAAATGTCTTTGTCCCCTTCCACACCTCCTCAATCTGAGGCATCCTAGACTGTATCATATCAAGCACCTGCTGTTTCGTAACCTTACCGGATATCTTATCTAAGCCTAAAGCCTCAAGTTCTGATTGTGGAACTTTACCTCGAAGCATGCCTGCTATCTGTTCTCCCATAGCCGCTCCGCCCATTTTTTCTTTTAGGATATCTTCAGACTTTGACTTCCAGGGCATAGAAGTATGAACTGTCGGAGGATGTTCTATAACAGGGAAACCCTCTCTCATTATCGGTTGTTCTATAGCAGTAAACTCCTCAGCTATCCGAGGTCTTTCTCGTGTGATATCAAATCCACCTAATTGGAATCTTCCGTCTTTTATCGGGTCTGCATGAACTGTCGGAACTTGCTCAATAACAGGGTCAACATGAACCGGAGGTTTAATATCTCCCGGAGGAGTAGCACCGAACATGTCAGGTTTCGCCTGTTGGATTCTCTGTTGCATAACATCCTTGCTTACACCTGATAAAACATCATCAAGCATAGCGCGTGTCATATCTTGGCTTAATTTCGCTCTTAGCACTTGTTGTAGCATATCCGGATTTGCTAATCCTAATAACGCCTGTATATTTGCCATAAAAAAACCCTTCAATATTTCTATCAAAGGGTCTCGATTTAAGACTACCTTGCTAATTTAGAGTTTTACTGACTTTTCCATCTGGACATTCATATTAGCTATCCCGCCTTCTCTGAAATTCAGTTTAAATGACCTGTTGCCCGTAAACTTTGCCTCTTCTAGGCTTTCAAGCTCATGGCGGATAGCCTCTATGTATTCTTCTGTCTTCGTATCAAGTTTTGCTCTAAAGTTCATCCCAGCTCTTTCTCTATCTTCTTAGGCAAATCAAGTATAGCTTTTACCGCAAAGCACTGCCCGACAAAAAACTCTCTGTTCTTAGTTCTTACTGAATGCAAAGCATCATCTGCGTTAGAATACACTTGCCTCAGCTCCTCCCGGAAGTCCTTCCATTCCGGTGACTGGAACAGCACTTGGAGCCTGCCCAGGTGAGCCTTGTGTTCTTGGTTGTCCACTGGCACCTCCTAAAACCATTCTTTGGGTTATTTCTTTTTTCATTAACTCTACGGTAGCCTGAACATGCTCTAAAAGAGCTTTTCTTACTTCTTCAGGAACTGTAGGGTCTACCAACATTTGATTATGAACTCTTAAGTGATGAACATGGTCTTCGCCTTGTTCGGGCTCTCCTTCATCGCCTTGTAAGAATCTCGCATTTTCTTCTTCCGGTGTCCTTACGCTTACTTTAACCGGAGGAAGGAAATTAGATATGCCCGTCTCATCAAACTTATCTAAGAGCCATGTAGTCGCCTCTCTTAAGGCTCTTAAGCCTTCTTGGGTCTGTGGTGAGAAGAAAGGATTCTGTATTAAGACTCCGTATATCGCCATAGCCTTCTGAGCCTCTGCTTGTTTATTAGCGTTTAGAACGTTCCCAACGAGCTCAAAGTCGGGTATTGCCTTAAGAGCAAAATCACTCATGTTTATAGGTTCAAACTTCCAGGGATTATTCGGGTCTTCCCCGGCAATACGAGTAAACTTATTCGGAGGCATATTGGCTTGGTAGAGTAAAAACCATCTCTTAAATATATCCTTAAGAGTCTTATTCTTACGCTTTATAATCATGTTAAGCCGGACATTCCCCTGTCCTACGATAAACTGAACTTTCTTAGCAGGAGCATCCGGGTCAATGGTAGACTCCATCCCGGCAGTAAATGAACTTATTCCAAAAAGAAGCTGCGAGTTATTCTGAAGCTGGCTCATAGCATAAACTATGCTTTCATCAGGCTGTTGTATTTTTATCATATTAACCGAGCTCGGGTCAGCCGAAGGGAAAAGATAACCGGCTTTTATCTTAATCGGCTCATCCCTCATGTTCCCCGTGGGCTGGAAAAACCCGAAAGGATTATTAGCTTGGACTGTACCAAATACATATTGAGAGAATAATGCGTCATTAGCCCTCTGCGTACCGTCTAACATCTCAGCAACACCTATGCCGCCGCGCCTTCCGTCTCCGTCCGGTAAAAATTCATCCAACCCAAACGGTCTCATCTTTAACGGAAACTTGTTTTTCTTAAGCTCGCATAATGTCTCGGATTTGATTTCTACCGTAGCAATAAACTCATCTTCTAATTCTTTGTATGCCTCTTCATTTTGGTCATCTGTTTTTATAGCGCGTATTCTCAATCTTCCGTAAAACTCTATAAATATCTTTTCTGTCTTACCAAGAGGCCTCTCTTCCCCTTCTCTCGTCAAAGCCGTATTATCCATAGAAGTCGGCACCTCAGTTCCCCATCCGCCTATATCGTCAAACACATTAGGATAATATTCTCCTTCCAGGTCTCTACGGCGGACAGTATTTGCGTTCATTCTCTTAATGCGCATCTCCCAATCCGGCACCTTGTTCCACATAGAGTTCTCCGGAAGAATGTAGTCTTTACGGGAGAATATCTCAAGTTTAGGACCGTTGTAAAGCATCTTAGTTACTTCTCTTTCCTGAGTCAAAGGCTCTCCTGTATCCGAATCTAAAAGCGGTTCACTGGGATTAGCGGGATTCATAAGAGGCTCAATTTTGACCTCTGTACCATATTCCTTCACCCAGTGAACCATATAAGGCGTATCACCATTTTTAGTCGTGGCATGAAATAATCTATCGCAATTATTAAACACATCCATCTCATTAGACATAGACCAATTACCGAATGTATCCAATTTCTTGACTTTAGGAATGTCTCCGGCTTCGGTCGGTATAACTCTTAATATGTCTTTAGGAGTAAAAAAGACATTCATTATGTTAGCATGAATAACTTCAATGTTTACTGTGGTAAGAGGGGTTCTATATCTCGGACTCTCTCCGTCATCGCCTGTAAGAGAGATAGGCTCCATCCGCCATATAGTATCATACTCGTCTAACTTGTCAGATAAAACTCTTTGTGTGTCTTTACTTTTATTATACAAGTCAACTACATGCTTTGCTATTCTTTCACGCTCCAGAACATCAAGCTGAATGAGATTTTTCTTATTCTTTTTCTTAAGCTTTTTTAAATACTCATCCTCGTTTATTTCGTTGATTTCGTTGCGTATATCCTTATCGGAAAAGGTGGGATTTGTGGGATTTTCTAGATTCTGGTCAAATATATCAGCCATGTTTTACCTCTTTAAAAAATCTTTTACTCCTCCCACAGGAACAGCGATTTTAGGCTTATTAGCCATGTCTTTTTTCATGTTAGCCTGCAGTATTTTGTTTTCTAAGTGCATATCTAACAGTTTAACCGCATAAGCCATCATTGGCAAATGCCCGGTATTTACTTTTATTTCGATGTCCTTCTTACCGTCTTTATCAACTAGCTGAGCCTGAAACAACAGGTTCGGGTCGTTCATGATTGAATTCCTTCCGTATTTCATTATACATGTCTAAAACACCGTTTATATATGCTTCTTTTATAATCATGTTCGGTTCTTCGTATTTTATCTTTCTTAAGAGACCGTCTCTCATTTCACCGATTGTCATACTTCCCTCACAGTTCCGATAATATCAGATGCATTCACCAAAGTAAGCATTTCCTGCGGGTCGTCTTCTGTGAAATCTGTTCCGACATACTTTGAAATCATTACTAAGTCTCCCGGCTTGAGAGACTTATGCTTAATAAAAAGATTAAGCCGAAGCAATGTATCTAAAGACGAGGAATCTCCCTCTTTGGCATTCTTGGTCATAGCCAAGATAATCGCTTCGGCATTGTTTAATATTTCCTGGTCTCC